GGTTCCATGCGTCCAGTTTGGCTCGGGCGTCGGAGTCGAGGGAGCCGGGAGTCTCCTGTATCCTCTTGACCTGCAGAGCGCGGTCCTTGACCTTGATCCTGTTGGCCGCATACGTCCCCTTGGCGAGAGCAAGCAGCACATAATGTGGGTCGGCCGCATTTCTAGCGCTCATCGTGACGCCCTGGATCGTCGTCGTCTCCCTCCCCGGAGGAGTTGGGCCGTCGCCGCCGCCCTTCTTCTTCTTCTTCGCCTCCTTATCTTTCATTCTGTAGACATCCCGGAGGGTCTGGCTCTCCAGCTTCACCTGTTTGGCCGGAGCCCTTCTGCCCCCAGACTTGATCGCGTTCCGAGCTCGAGCCTCCACCAGCGCGGGCACGTCGTGCTCACTTGTGATGAACGAGGCGTAGTCCATGGCACCGCGCGCTATCTGCAGCAAGTCTCTTGCCTGCGCCTCTTGGCCAGCAGCGATGAGTGCGCCGTATGACTCCGCCAGGTCGGAGATGGTGAAGTCGGACCCACCGCGCGCCCTTTCCACAAACTCGCCAGCTGTGACGGGCGTGCCAGTGCGCTGCTCGGGCACATCCATGCGCTGCGCTTGGACGTGGAGCACGCGCTTCTGGTTTTCATTCAGCTCGTCGTACTGCTGTCGCGACCACCCGTATGCAGTGAGCGTCTGGTCAAGCGCCCTGTCGAGTCCCATCGCCTCTCTAACTTTGGCCACGAGATGGGGACGGTCTTCAGGCTCAACAGCCGCCATCCACTCTTGGAGCTTATTGCGCCTGGCTGGGGTCAGCTCCTCGAGTGCGGGTTGCGTCTGCTGCAGCGCGTCGCGCTCGAGGAGCTGACCCTTGACCCTCTCAAGCGCATCCCAGACCAATCGCCGCCGTGGATCGTAGCTGCCATCCGGCAGCTGGGTCCAAGCGATGCCGCCTTTGCCGTCCCTTGTGACGATTCCGTCCTGGATGGCCTCCTCCAAGACGGATTCCGGTGTAATGTCGGCCGTTGGTGCAGACGGTGGCTCCTCGAGGGGGGCGAACGCTCGCCTGGGCGACACCCCTTCTACCAGCCGACGAGTCATCTCTTCTCTCGCCACGGGGGCCTGCGCTCTTGCCCTCGCCGCACGCTCGGCCATCTCGGCCCCGCCCGAAGGATCCCAGTCCTGCGGGTCCTCCGTCATGCGCTGCCTGAGTGCGGTGAGCTCTTGGGGGCCGGTCGGGCCCTTCCAGTGCTCAGCGCGACTCTTAACCGCCTCCCCCTGCAAGCGAGCTACGGCTTCTTCTGGGGTCTCCTTTGCGGCCTGGTAGATGTGCCGACCAATCCCGTATAGACCAGCTGCGGCCTTAGTGCCGATCCCGATGGCCTGTATAATGCGCAGCGCCCGCTCTTCGCCCGATGGCTCTTGCGGCTTCTGTTGCCAGAACTTCTGCACCGGGGGCGTTCTCGGCCCGAAAGCCCGCGATGGGTCTGGAAGGATGATGCGTGCCATTTACTCCCCCCCTATGGTGTAGGCTCGGTGGATGTGGGCATTGGCTCTGCGGAGAAGGCGGCGAAGATGGCGCCTGTGCTGACAGCCCCGGCTGGGAGCCACGGCTTTAGTTTTTCATAAACTTCAACCAGTTTGTGCCACCCAGGCACATCGCCATCGCCGGGAAACTCGCCAAACCAGTTGTCTTCCGGCTTGGTGCCAACACCGTGGATTTGCTCCCACTCTTTAACAATACCCGCAATGGTGTTGAGGCTTTTGAAAGCGCCTGCGTCTTCGTTGAGCATCTGAGCGGCATTGGGCCCAAATAGTTTGAGCGCGCCGAGAGATACCTCAGGCGTGGCTGTGATGTTCTTGTACGCAGCCCACCAGGACAGGGCGCCCGCTGCAGCCTTTTGCTGTGCGGGGTCATTCAGGTCGAGCGTTCCCAGCTTGGTCGTTACATATGCGGCCATGTCGTCGTACCCCTGACCGGCGCCGAGCATGCTGTTGATTGTTAACGAGAGGTCTTCCACAAAGGCACCAATCTGCTTCTGCTGCCCGGCCACCATCTCTGCCTCGAACATCGCTAGGTCCGTCCCTGTTTGCTTCTCCTCCTTCACTGCCTCTGCAGCCTCAACTGCGGCGGCTCCAGCCCTCTCCTCGGCGGAGACTGATGCGGCAGACGCTTGGCGCATAAGGTCGAGTGCCGTGCTTCCGCCCGCGCGAGCGACTCCGCCTCCTGTGGCGATACCTTGCTTTGCGATACTGGCTTGGCGCGCAACCTGCGCAAGCTGGAGAGCGTTCGCCTCCTTGGCAGCAGCGCGGATCTGGTCTGGCCTGGCAGCAGCGGCAATGGTTTTCGCCGCTGCTGCCTCCTTTTGACCGGCGAGCGTGCTGTAAACGGAACTCGACTGCGGGCCAGTCAGAAACTCCGAGGGCTGGCCTTGCTTGGGCGCAACACCCCCTTCCGTAGTACTGATCCCTGAATCGTTTGCCATCGCTTACCTCACACCAAGTGTGTCTTGCCGATAATGTACACCCACAGGCCGCCTGAGCCGAGGAACATGGAGTTTGGGTCGTACTGGTTGTAGTTGTTGGTAGCATCGCCTAGCCGGGCGCGCACCTCTAGCCACTGCTCTGCACCGCCAACCGCCGATGCGCCACCGTCTATGTCACGACGTGATGATGTGGATGACGTGGCGCGTCCCACAAACACCGGCTTGCCCTGCGCAGTCATGCCGTTGAGACTTGGGCTGCCAGAGCCGACCAGGTCCATCGCGTACAGCTCGAGGTTCCACGGCCGCGCCGTTGCTATTGTGCTTGAGGCGCCTACAAACGGGAGCGTGTATTGCTCGCCAAGCGCAACCAGGTCTACGGCCTTACCGTACCAGTTGGCGGACGCCAGATGGTCGAGCAGTTGCGTGCTCTTGCCGACCTGCTGGTAGTCAAACGTGTCACCCCGGATGCCGGTGCCAATGCCAACGCCTATGTCCAGCTGAAGAGCCGGCGTTATGGTTGAGCTTGAATCGTTAGCTATCTGCCCGATCACTTGCCGGTTTGCCCCGTCCCAGATCGTAAATGGCATCCAGTTGTACGTGAACAGAATGTGGTGGATCGTCATCGGGGCTTCGATGGGTATGTATCGCCGGTCGATCGCAAAAGTGTTCGCCGCGCCTGCAGTGATATACGGCTGGTTGGTGAACTTACGCGCTGCCATGCCAGAGAACTCGACATTATTGAATAGCGGCACAGCCAGAACGCTGTACGCAGCGCTCTCCTGGAGCTCCTCAAGCATTGGCAGGTCAGAGTCCATCTTGTAGCCGCCGTGCAGCTTCCGGCGCTCAAACTCGTCAACCACTGCCATCATGGTCTGCACGCCAAGCGTGGCGCTTCCAGAGTCGTTGGCCACGATCGGGTCGCCTGGCGCAGAGGTTGTGCCGATGAGCGCTCGAGAAGTGGACGAGTTAATGCCTGCCCCGGTGGTGCCCGCAGCTGCGTGCGTCAGGTTGTCATTGGGCACACCATCGTGCCTGGCGGGTATGTTCTGGATGGTTGGCCCGGAGTCGCGCACCGTCAGCTTCGTCAGAAACCTCATCGAGACCTCGATAGACACCAGGGCCGTGTCGATGGTCGCGGTGCCCAAACTCGCCGCCATGATGACGAAGATGTAGCTCTTCATCGGGTCGATGACCTCGTTGATGTCTGACGCCACCCATGGGTTCAGACGCACATACGAGTCAGACAGATAGATGCTCTCGATGCGCCCGGACCAAACCGTTCGCCCAGGTCGGAGGTTGCTCGACAGGGGGCCCGTAGGGTCGAACCAGGTGGGCTTCTTCTCCATGATGCCGAGCTCGATAACGAGACGGTCCTTGTTTACATATGAGATCTCCCCATTAGGAGATGCTGCGGGTCCGGCAGGCGCAGCGGTCGCGGACCCGTCAAAGTTCCCCACAATGGCGGCGGGCTCCAGCCTTTGGTCAAACGAGAAGCTGACCTCGTCGAGAATGATGGGCGGCGAGCTGTCGCTCGGCGTGACAGACTTTCCAGTCCTCCCACTCGTCGTAAAGCTCAGGTGCTCCTGGAGTGGTGGCAGCATAAACGGGATGCCATGAAACGGCGACCCGTCCCTCCCCTGACACGTGTTCGTCTTGCTAGACAGCACCGGCATGGAGAGGTTTATCCTGAACGGTGCGTAGGCGCTCTCCATCTGGTCGGCCGCGATATTGGCCCCAGTGAGCTCTGCCTGCGCCAGAACGGGCGGGTCTACGACGTGCTTCGTTAACAGCTTTGCGCCACGCGCCAGCTTGCTGCGTGAAATCTTGGCCATCAGAGCGTCTGAACCTCCTCGAGCACAGTGAGCGTCATGCTCCAGGCCTGGACATACCACGGGACAGCGCCCCATGACCCACGCGTATACACTGCCCCGTCGTATAGCGGAATCGACACAGCTATGCGAACGCGAGAACGCTGGTGGAGTGGTATGTTCAGGTCCCTGTGCTCGACAATGCGACCATACAGCGGGCGCACGTCGGTGATGTCGCCTGAGTCATAGTGCGGTTTGAAGTCGTTCCAGCCTGTTGCGGTGGAGTTGGGCTCTATGAGAGACGAACTCTCCTCATTGAGCACCCATGCCGTGCGCGTGTATTCCACGTCCGTCATCACAGCGTCCTCTGGCGTGCCGGGGTTCATCACATCCAGCACAATTGGCACATCCACCGTCGATGACGACGTACTGTAGCCGCTGGGTGGAGCGCTCGCCGGAACGGCTGCGTTGTTATACGTGTATGCCGGTGCCACCGCAGGGTCATACGTGCCGGGGTATGGGCGCGCAGCGTTGGCCCCGCCATCGTTGTGCATCATCACACTTACGCCATAAAGGATGGCCGGTCGGCTAAAGTGGAACATGCGCGTCCACGCGTACTGATCCCCGCCAATAGCAGAGTTGAAGTTCTCCAGGCCCGGTATCGCGGTGCCCTTGAATCTCATGATGTTGAACGGCGCGCTCTCGGGCGAAGCGCCTTGGATGTCGTCGTTCTTTACCTGTAGCCACGGCCACCTGGAGTAATTTGTTGAACTCCGGTCGGCCGGATTAAAGCCAGCGTGATACTGCGTGGCGACGAAGCGCTGCTTTGTGTTGCCCTTTTTGACGTTGTTGATGCCATCGGTGACTTCACCAAGCGCTTTCTCAAGGCGCGAACCATCGATCGTCGTTCCATCGTAGAAGACCTCATGCGTCAGGCTGCGGGTGTGTCTTCGCCACGCCATTAGATATTCCCCGTTCCGGTTGCAGTGCCAGCGGTAAACAACGTGTTCCCGGTCTTGTTGTAGCAGAACGCTATCTGCACGTTTGCCGCTGGACCAGCGTGCTGCACCATCGGAGCGACCGTCGTCCCGCTGCCACGGAATACGCACCCGAGGAACACAACCTTGGCGGCAGCGTCAATCGTCACCATGGACGTGTCGCTGTCCAGGTCTCTCTGAAATGTGCAACCGCGAAACAGCACCGAAGCGCCAGCCTTCACATTCACACAGTCTGTGCCGTCTACCGTAAACACAGACACGCCGTCTATGACAGCGTCTGCACCCACCACCAGTCGCCTACGCATGAAGGTGCCAGGAGATATCGCGTGGAGCTCTGAGTTCTCCTTCTCGAGAACCTTGCCGCCCCAGCTGCCAGGCGCCATGAGCGCCACATTGTTCCTCGTCAGCCTCTCGTCTAGCGGTGAGCCTGGGAGGGTTAGCCCTATCGCCTCGACGACATCGCTGACGCTCCTGCGCACGATGAGGTTGTAGTTCTCGGCCTTAACCTCAGCCTCTGCGCCACGGCGCTCATGCCTGCGCCTGATAAGGAGCTCGTCAAGGCTCATCTGCCCCGCCTTCGACGTGCCGCGCCGACAATCCTGTAGAGGAACTTCACGCTCTCGAACTTGAGGCGCTCTGCAGGGTTGCGCATGAAGCCGAAGATCATTGCGGCAACACTGTTGCCCTTAACGGACTCAGACGTGACGATCTCATCAACCTGCTCGTCGCCAATCAGGTAGGTGTTGGCCTCGTAGGTGGTGGTCGTCTCCGTCCCATAGATGATTGACGCACCGAAGTCTGGGCGCCGAAGCGTGGACGTGCCATCCAACACACGGTCTCTGACCGTGAACTCCGCGTTCACACTTGGGTACAGGTTGGTCTTAATGCTCACGGGTTTGGTGAAGGTTGCAACGCCGCCAATGTAGTCCACAACCTGAGCCGACCAGGTCTTCATGTCTGCGGCCATCATTGTGTTGAAGATGCTCTGGGACCAGTTCTGGTTCCCTGCATGGTCCGTCCCAACGTCATGACTCAGGAGCCTGATGCACATGCCGCGCCCCTTTACCCGCGCGTCCTCTGGCAGCCCCACGTCCTCGGACATGTACGCCCAATCCACAGGCTGCGCGACATTATCCTCTTTGTTGACGCTGGCAAAGCGCCACTCTCTCCATACCAGCGCATCGCCATCCACGTCACCGGCAGTGACAGATGTTGTCGTCACCCAGTCCGTCACATAGCCAGCAGGGGCTGTGTTCGCCTGCATAATCCCCATGCCAGACACGTCCGCGTCGGCAATGGTCCGCATAGGGATGTAGCAGAGCAGATTCTGCTTGGACGGCAGCAGGTTCATGTACGGGTCAAACGTGTGCCCAACACCCGTACCCTGCCAGTCCAGGTTGATCTCCAAGCCGTTCCGCACCGCGTTCCCGGCGCCATCCTCACACTTCCTCTTCACCCACCCCGCAGCCGATCCAAGGCGCTCGGGCGGGAAGATGAGGTCTATGTCGGTGCTCGTCGTGTCGTCATCAAAGATGGGGCGCCACTTGGTAAAGTCAAAAAAGAAGCGCACGCGCACACGCGTCATGTAGTACGTCGTCGCTGGCATAATATCAGGCACGAGATACACCGGGATAAGCACCGTGCGAGATGGCGCTCCGGGCGCAGACTCGCCGTTTGGCGCCGTGGCCCCGGTCGCAGTGCCCGTGAACTTGTACTGCTGCTCGACAGGTATCCACTCACCCAGGATCAGCATGTTGCCAAGGGCATGTGTCGCCGCCCGGTGGCTTATGTATTTGCCAGCGATGGTCCGATAGTCCTCGTCATCGATGCTGCGGTCGATGGCGCCCCCTCGGCCATACTCCAGGATGTATGCCGAGCGAGACACTGTGTCGTCGTCTACGTTTGTGACTCCGCCGTACCGCGCCTGGTCAACCACCACTTTGGTTTCTACCGACCCGACCAAGAACAAGCTCTCCCCGCGAGCCACTGGCCACGGGAGCGTAATATTCCTCACAGCGCCGACATCAGACAGCCCATGCTCTGCCGTGTTGGACTCATAACTCCAAAGGGACCACTCCCCGCCAGTGAAGCAGAGGGTGACGTTCTCCTCCGGCAATGTCACCAGAACGCTCTCGATGTGCTCGCTATAGGCCACTGAGGCGCCCACCGTATTGAGCGTTATGACGCTGTTGCGCTGCGGGACGCGGGTGTTGATCGCCCCGGTCTCCGCCGTCACTGCCGGAAAGAAGGTCGTCATCGGGTCTGTGATGAAGTCCGTGAACAGCGGGGCGATCGGGCCAGAGACCGTCTGCACCTCCATCGGGTTCCCGGACAGGTGCACGCCGTGCTGACTGAGCCATATGACGGCGTTGTCCGTCTTCGTCACGCAAGACTGGGAAACACACCCAATAGACTCAGACACCATCACGGGCTCCATGCCGCCATTCGCGACAGGGTCTCCGCTCCTAGACGCGGGCTGATAGAGGAACGTCTCGGTGTCCGTGAAGATGTAGATGCTCTGCCCCATCGGGGCCAACGCGGTGATGGTGCGCTCGGTTGGGACCACAATGAAGTCGAAGTCAATGAACGCAGTCGGGTCGTCAGGCTGCGAAAAGAAGACCTCTCGGTCGTTGCCAGCGATGACGAGCCTGCCACCCCACGACGTGAGCGCCTGGGGCGAAGGAACGCCAGCGGCCGTGAGGTATGCGTACACGCCAATGTCCGGCCCTCGAGAAGGCGTCACCCGCCATATCATCGAGGACTCGCAATACGGAGGCGCCCACTTCTGCATGTGCGCACCGGCAACAAAGCGTCGGCGATTCCCCCTGAACGTGGACGGCGTGTATGCGTAGAGCTCGGTGGCAGATGAGCCGAAGAACACAGTGTCCCGCACCTCCGTAAACGAGAACGTCTCCTCGCTCGTCGCCACAAGCCAGCCCTGGTAGTCCTTGTCGAAGTTGGTCTCGTACTGGCCGTGGCGCAGTTCGACATCGTTGCGACGGACGCCAGACTCAGACGTGTGCCTGTATAGCGGCTCTTCCCAGCGTTCCCTCGTCGTCACGTCATAGATGCTGACCACGTAGATGTTGGCGATCTGGGCGCGCTCGTTCGCCACTTCAGACGTGTATGCGCGGGACTTGAACACGCTGATGATCTGCTCGTGCCCAAAGTCCGTGAGCAGCAGGTAGCTACCCAAGTGCTTGGTGTACCCGGACTCTGCCACCACTCCGGGGATGTTGTGCGTCATGAGGCTGTCGAACTGCGTGAGCTGACCAAACCCCTTGCGCACCTCCCATGCGCCGTGGCGCCGAAGCATGTTTAGCGCGAAGCTACCCTTGGACGGACGGTCGTATTTGATGCCCCCTCGGAGGATCTCAACTTCGTCATACCGGACAGCCATCTCACATCCACCTCACGTCAACGACGCTTTCCGTGACACCGCCGGAGCGAGACTCAAGATATGCGCGCAACTGCTCTACCCGCCTGGACAACTGCGTCTTCAGCTCAGGGTTCGCAGCAGCGTCAACAATGGCGTACTGCAAACACGCCAGCATCGCGATGATGTCATGAAAGCGCGTCAGGTCGTCGATGTACACCGCGCCCAGGCCCGCCCACGTCACAGCTGGCTCAGGGATGTAGACGATCCTGATGCTCATCGTGACCTCAGCCGGGAACAACAACTCGGCGCCTCGCAGCGTGTAGCTGGCCCTGCCGCTATATGTGCTGCTCGCCGATACCGACGGCTCAAGTGTGCCGAGGACGTTGTCAGGAAGCGCAGCGCTCTCGATCTGGTAGATATTAATGAGTTGGTAGAGCCTGTTGGTTGCTGCGGCCCCAAGAATCGCAGGCACCGAGGTGCTCAGGTCCAGCGTCCTCGCGCTGGCGATCGAGTACACCTGGCTGCGCGAGTACACAAAGGGGTCTATCTCGGTGACGATTGCGCGGAAGTCGTCATATGCCCGCGCCAGCCAGAGCTCAACCTGGGCGTCGTTCACAAACGTCTTGTCGGGCTCGTCCATGTAAACCCGAAACGCTGCAGCGACTTCGTTCACCAACATCAGCTACCGCCCTCAAGACTTGAGATGGGACTCGCCATGCCTGGCAGGTTCTGGCCCTCTGTCGGGAACGGCACCTGGGCAAGAGTCTCCTGCGGGGGAGCGGGCTCTGCCACTGGCATCATCTGTGGCGCAGTCTGCTTGGGCGCCTGGTGCGGGGACACTGTCTTGGTGTTGGTGGCGTGCTGCCACTCCTGCTCGCCAACACCAAAGAAGGTGAAGTCTTTGATCACCTGGGCAATGTAGTCCTGAATCTCAGGCGCCAGGTCGTAATACTCCGGCGACTGCACGTACTCCGTGAAGACAACCGAGAACGCCTCGAGGTCGTCCGTCGGCAAGATCTCAATCTTGTTGCCAAGGATGATCGCCTGCAGCATGTCCTTGGCGTGACTGATGGCCACAAACTTGTCGGTCAGGTGCTTGTTAAAGGTGCGGAAGTTAACCGCGTCCTTCGCCTCTTCCGGCGTCATCAGGCCGAGTTGCGTCATCTCCAGCACACGAGACTCACGGTTAGCCGCGTCGACCCGGAACAGCGTGTTTGCGTCGATGTAGATCTCAGGGTTGTCGACGATGTCTTCGCTGGAGATGGCCCGCCACGCGGGCACGCCAGCATTGTCGAGCATCTTGACCATACGGCTTTCGGTGTAGTGACGCTTCATCAACATCAACACCGTCAACATCGTGTCTTCTACGGCCGCGATGACCTCATGCTGAGTCGCCAGCAACTGGGCCGAGTCCTGCTGCGTAAGGGTCCTGGCATGCACACCACTCTTCACGCCAGCCTCTCTGCGCCCCAGCGTGATGCCGTGCGCACCAGCAACGTCGCTCATCTCCTCACGCAAAAGGGCTGGCTCTCGCAGCACGTGGGACGGCAGCTGCTGCGGGTTTGCAGGCGAGGGGATGCCACCACCAGGCGTGTACCGGACGATGCCGCCCGGCTTGTTCATGATGGTCCCCTTGCGCACGTCGGCTGTTCTAGGGATTAGCCACGGCGGGTTGCCCATCAGGCGGACGTTCGCGTGAATCTGTGTGCGCGTGCGGTTGTAGAGTTGCTGCAGGTCAGCGATCTGAACCATCGGCCCCTGGCCCCACAGGTCTCCCTCGATGACGTGATAGCGCACCAGTCGCACAGGGAACGTGTCCCGGACGTCTTCGCTGAACTCGGTCTCGAGGTAGAGGTCGCCGCTTATAATGGCGTGGCGCCCGTCTCGCCAATAAACCTCGAACACCTCAACACGACCCTGCGGGACGTACACCTGGAACGGGTAGCGCTGCTCGTCCCCATCGGACGATAGACCCTCAATCTCCTCAGACTTGCTAGGATAGGTGTCCTTGAGCTCGCTCTTGGTGGCGTAACTGCGTATGGCAACCCAGCGAGCATCCCTCGGGTCATGAACACCCGGCTCGAAGAACATGTTCAGCGGGCTGACAACGTCGCACTTCACGCGGCCCATCACCTTCTTTCCGCCAACAACCTTATCGGGCTTTGGCCCGTCGAGGTCGTCATCGCCAGGCATGGAGTTAGCCGCAGCGGTCACCTCGTATCCGGGCTCGTAATACGTGTGCAGCCCGCAGTTGCCTGTCTGGGCCATCCACCGTATTGCCTCCTGCCACTTCCTGGACTGCTTGTCCGAAAGCCAGAAGTACCTGAGCGCCATCTCGGAGGCCGTGGCCTTAGTGATGTCATCAACCGTGTCGCTGGCAGGGATAACGACCGGGGTTGGTGGGTTGAGGGTGAGCCTGGAGATTATGCTGCGCTCGATGTTCATCATCTGGTTGACGGTGACGCGAACCTCGCCTGGCGCCCGGTTGATCCTGGCGTAGTCTTCCTTTCGCTTATCCCAGAACAACCACTGCTCGCCACGCAGCATCTTAATGGCCACAGACCACTCTCTGTCCTCGCGCGTGCGCTCACTCTTCGAGCGCGATATGCGAGACTGCATGTCGGTGGGGAACCGGGCCACTACTTTAACCCACCCCGAAGATGCATCTCCCGAAGCGCCCGATTGCGCTCTTCAGGGGACATATTCATGAGGGTGCGCGCAGTTGGGTCTCCAACGGTCGCCGCATACGCGCCTGGGAGGGAGGACGCGATTTTAGCGCCACCCAGTGCCGCCCCACTCGCATCCCCCTGTGCAATGGCGTCTACGCCAGCGCCAATCGCACTGCCGACACCCATGCCCGCGCCAACGCCGCTAAGCGCACCACCAACCCCACCGGCAGTACCTGCAGCCACCGCTGCTGGCGTTGCCAAGTACCCAAGGCCGCCGGTCACGCCCCCAGCAACACCGAGCCCGACAGGCAAGAGAACCTTGGTCAGGAAGTCATCCCACCCAAAGGCGTTCTCCGCGTCCCGACGGCGCTGCCCTGCAAGGCGAGCCTGAGCAGCCTCCTTGCGCTGTCGGTCTTCCGGCGATGACTCGCCCCAGCCCGTGCCACCTGCTCCACCTCCACCCCAGTCAGCCATCTGTGTACTCCTCTCTGATGGAATCTAGCAGCCCTATCTCGCGTGACTCATCTTGCCTCATCGACCTCTCCCTGTCGATGAGGAGCCACATGAAGTAGCCGCACTCGACGAGCACCACGGAAGCGACAAAGTAGAAGAGGTCTTGCATATATAAGAAGAGGTGCAGCGCCAAGGGGAGTCGACGCTGCACCTCTAAACCTTGCCGGGGGCTAGGTAGGCGTAATGCCAGTCAGGATGACCTGAGCGTTAGGCCGCTTGCAGCAGATGTTGTACCGGTGCTTCCAGAAGCCCTCGTAGGCGTCCTCGCCAGCCACGCGGAAGAGCACGTTGCCGTCCTCATCAGCGAACTGCCCGGTAGCAAGCTCAGCCAAGAGCCAGTCCTTGCTGTGCAGAAGTCCGATGGTCGAGACCGGGAACTGCCGGTCGTACTGGAACTTCACACCGCCGTAGGCCAGGTTCTGCTGGTTGTCCATCAGCTTGCCACCGGTGCCGTCGACCGAGACGTTGGAGTAGCCTCCACTCGCGCCGGTCGCGCCAAGAACACCCGTCAACTGCACCGTGTAGCGATGGCGCATCAGAGCGTTCATCACCATCACGTCCGCATCGACCCCCGCGTCCTGCATCATGATGTCCATCATGTACTGCAAGCGCTCGAGGCTCAGGTCCGCACCAGCGTTGGTGCGGTCTCCGTTGCCCACGTCGTGCGTGACGATAGTGCTCTGGAGGATGGACGCTGCACCACCAGTCGCCGTCGTCCGGTCGTTACCGAAGTGCGTCTGACTGGCGAGGTTCTCGAAGAGGCCACGTGGCTGGTTAGCGATGATGTTCTGACCACCAATGTTCGTCAGACCATTCCAAACACGAGAGTCCTGACCAAACTGAGCGCCCGCGCTGTCCGTCGGGAAGTTGCCGCCGACAGCGGCGCTCTCCGCGATGACCAACGCGATGGCGCACTGGCCGCCCACGCCAGAAAGATCCAGCGTGGCGGTCCCGCCGAGGTCGTCCTTACCGAACGAGAGGCCGATGGTGGGGTTGGTGCGGTCAGCGCTGAAGCTCGTAACGAAGATGTTGGGGTTCGTTGTCGCAGCGCCACCGAGCGTCATGGTCGGCAAGATCTCCGCATAGGTGTCCATGCGGTAGAGCCGAACCTTGACCCAGGTGGCGGAGTTAGCCAGGTCGACCGTAACGCCGGTGCGGTCGTCGGTGAAGTAGCTAAAGTCGCCCTGGTACTGCCACGTCGTCTCGACCGAGATGTTTCCGGTCGCGGCGGTCTGCGCACCAGCGCCCGTGACGTTGGGGTCGGTAATCCGCTGGTTGAGGAACCCCTTGGTCGGACCACCGAAGATGTTGATGGCGTTCTCGTTGTTGGAGACGTCGCGCACGAGGCGGTCCATCTCCTCGCTCATCACACCAGCGAAGGCACCCACGCCCGCAGTCGTAGCAGTGTCCATCGCGAGACCACTGACCTGAAAGCGACCATACGAACTATGGCTGTTGATGCGGAGGTCCGCATACTGCTGCTGACCGGCGGTCGGAAGCGCACCAGGTGCCTCGCCCTGGAAGCCAACGCCGCTGTTGCGTCCGATGTGGACAGGGATGACCATCTGCTTGCCGGACCAACCCTTCGACTTCTTCTGGAAGTACTCGCGCATCCAGACGCGGTTGTTGATCTGCTCGGCCACAGGGCCCTGATAGAACTCTTTGAGCATCGGCCCAAATGTGCCGACCCCGTTAATACCTACTGTTGCTGGCATGACGCCTCTCCTTCACGAAAAGAATGGTTAGAACGAAGCTCGCTCCTTGAGGGCTTCGGCAAACGCTGCAGTGGCGTCGGCAATATTGCGAGACTTGCCTTGGACCGGAGGGGGCGCAGAGGCCGTAGCGCTGGGCCGACGGAACGCAGGCTGCTCTTGAGCAGTCTTCTCCGCCTGGGCCAGCTTGGCCTTGAGCTCTTCGATCTCTTTGCTTGCCTCGCCTCGGTACTGATCGCGCATCTCTTTGCGATGGGTCTGGATGTACTCAGCTGCCTGAGCCACATCCACCGAGCCGTCCGCTGCAACAGCCTGCCAAAGCTCCGCTGCCTTGACGTCAGGGTTCTTCTCCACAGCCGTGTTAATCTCAGCCGTAAGCTGACTGGTGACGAGTTGTTCCGTTCGCTCTTGCTGCCATTGCTTCACAGCCTGCATTTCTTCATGCATTTGCTTGATTGCAGAAGACGACGGGTCTGTCTGCTCACCGAATATCTCGGCGAGCCACTCGTCGTCAGTCTTCTCAACCTTCGCGGGCTGTGGCTGCTGCGGCTGCTTCGCCTGCGCCAGCGTCAACTGCTCGAGCTCTCTGATGCGGCTCATCGCCTGCTCGAGATCGTTGTCGCGCGCACGGAACTTGTCGTTTACCTCTTTAAAGCGGCTGTAGGGAATATGCTCAGGGGTCTTTGGAGCTTCGACCTCTTCGCTTTCCGCCTGCGTCTCCACCTCTTCTTTAACGTCCTCGGTGTCTGAAGACGAATCGCTCTCCACCTCTTTAACGTCCTCGGAGGGCTCGGACGAATCTGCGGATACCTCTGGAGCTTCGACAGCCTCATCTTCCGAGGGCTCATTACCCTCAAGTCGACTCACCATCTCATTGTAGCGTTCTTCGCTCAGGATACCCACTCTCTACCTCGCATGTTTAACGCCCTGTCGGGCTAGGATGACCCCTCTACTGCCAGAGGGTACGACTTGTTGGCGTCGCCACCATACCAGTCATCGAAGTCGTCTGAATAGTTTCTGCCTGTCCTGTGCTCGAACTGCAAGCTCTCGCGTATATTCTCAGGCTTCTCGTTCATCCGGTCTTCGCGCACGATAGATGCTTGGTGGGCCCCGTAAACCGCTAGCGCCGTGGCGATAACCATGTCGTCGTGATGACCACTCTGCGCCTCGGGCTTGCCCTTCGAGGAGTAGGTGAAGTGGTTCGCCTCCCCCTGGAACCTCCGATCGCAGCCATCAAAGACATCTTCGTAGAGCGCTTCGTACAGTTTAGACAGCATCAGAGGGCGGGACGCGCGGTCAGTCCAGAAGCCGTACTTCTTGGTCCACGTGTTCTCGCCGTCCTTCTGGTCGAGCTTGTGGTAGATGTACGGGTAGTTCTTCAGCCTGAGCTCTTCGATGATGGTGAGGCCGTAACTGTTCGCCTCGGGCACAACCAGCGCCTTCCACTTCAGAGCCTCAGCTAAGACGCGCTTACCAAACGCTCGGGGCATGATGCGCTCGTAGAACGTTGCCACCGTTTTCATCTTCTTTGAGTCAGTGACGTCGATGACGCAAAAGGCCGAGTAGTCTCCTTTGTCTGCTCCACTAGCGGTGTCGACTCCCATCACATAGGTGTGCCACTTCTGCGGCTCTGCGTAAGTGATATAGCCACGCTCAGGCTCTACACCTGGGTACGACGCGTGGAAGAACCTGCCGCCTGAAGACACAAACGCATGCTCTGCAACGATGGGGTATTCCTGCTGCAGGATCCTCATCTTCGAGTTGCACTTGAGCCTGTATGTCTCGGTGAACCAGTTGCGCTGCTCGTCAGTTAGCTCGAACTCATCAACAAGGTCCTGTATCTCATCGGGCGTATTGTACTTGTGCTTTGGGGATGCGCAGTCGGGATCCTCTGTCCACGGGTAGAACACCCGGTGGTATTCAAGCTCGTCGTCAACCCACATGGTGTAGGCAAAGTTCATCCCGTTCGCGGTGGTCTCGAGGACCACTTCCGGGTCGTTGCCAAGCGAGTTAAAGAGCGCGGCCATGGTGTCGTCGGGGTTCTCGTAGCGACTGAACTCAGAGCAGTGCAGCGCTACCGGCGTGCCACCACGGGCGCCCTCGCTGTTCGCCGTGCCGATGATGATTCGGCTGTCATGCGCGAAGTGAAGCTTGTGTACCGTCTGATGCTTCAGCGGGACCTGGAGGAACTTGGGCAGGTTCTCGTAGAACCGGTGATAGATGGGCGCGATGTTCTCGAGCACGGCTTTTTCGCTGTGCGCAATCACCGCGACCTCAAAGCCGGGCCGGAAGAGCGCCTTCCAGAAGAACTTGGCCGCAACAAACGTAGAGATGCCAACCTTACGGCTCTTGAGCACGTAGGTGAACGGGTTGCTATCCATCACATCCGCGAAGTCCGCCTGGATGGGGTTAGGCCTTAGCGTGACGAGCTTCTTGCTCTTGTTCAATATCTTCAGATACTTCTGGCAGAAGTAGGAGAAGTCCCAAGAGCAGCGCTGAATCTCTTTTAGATGCTCCGCCCTCAATGGATCGACTTGAGGCGCTCACTGGTCTCTTTGGCCTCGGCCATGATGGCCCGCCAATCGTCTGACGTCATGTCCGAGCCATTCTTCTCGCGGAGCAAGCGCAGCTTCTCCTCGAGCAACTGCAGCTTGACCTCTTCCTGGTTAAGCTTGTTGTAGTCCAGCTTTCGGAGCACATCGATCTCAGCCTCGTGTCGTTCCTTGAGCCGGAACCTCCGAGCCAGAAGCCACTGCGCCGTCTTGACGTTAACCTCGGCATCGCGGATGACGATGCTCTCAAGCCTGACTTGGGCCTTGCCCTCCGCAAGCAAGACATCAATCAGCAGGTCGTGCGCACGCCCCTTCTTCTTCTTCCCCTGCCTCATGGCGTTGTGGAAGTCGGTGGGCTTCATGCCAACGGCCTTTGCTGCTGCCGTGCGCGTGTGACCGATGGTCAGCATCGCGCGGATGGTATCCATGTGCTCGGCCACCTGGCCTACGCATCTATCAATGTAAGTCTTCGACATTGTTCTTAAACTTCCCCACCGTTCTGGCGATAGCGTGCATCGGGGTCTTTGGATGGCTGACTAGGTTGAGCGCCTGGAGGAACCGGGTCGTGTCTTTGCCGAGCCGGTCCATCTTGTGCTGCACCTTGTGCTTCTTGGCGAGGCCCTTCTCCCAGGTCTTGGCCAGGGTGTTGCCCCGGACCATACCGAGGTACGCCTTGAGCAGCGGGACCGCCACCTTCTCGCGCTTGGTCAGGCGTCGCTGCTTGAGCATCTTGAGCGCTTCTTGCGTGTCCCGTATGGCTGTGATCTGGAGCCCAACTGCGCGCTCGATCTCAGTGAGCGACGGGTCTCCCTTTACGCACACCTCGACGGCACCCATGAGCGAGTCCATAAGCCATACAAACGGACCAGACGGAGACTGGTCGTAACGGAGGCTCTTTAGATTTTGCATCGTAGAGACAACTCGATGCTCTGCATCAGCCTGTGGATCCCGTGCCGCTGGGTGGACTGGAGAGCAGCCCAAGCGATGACGGCGGCGATGACGCGGTCTGGCTCACACTTGTGCTTGTCACAGGCGCGCTGAATGAAGTAAGCGCTCTGCTTCTGAGACTTCTCAGGGAGCCAGGACAGGTCTACCGAGCCAGAGCCTTCGCTCGACTTGAGATCCTTCAGCGCACTCAGCGCCTCCTTGAGCTCCTTCTCAACATCAGCCTTCGTCTTCGTCTTCGTCTTCGCCATCACGTTCCTCCGGGTCCGGCTCATAGGGTAAGACCCAGTCGGAGGGTCCGCAAGAAGCCAGTATTGCAAAGAAGGTATCAGCACCCATGTCGATTCGCCAGTCTGAGCGATCGTCGCGCCAGAGGACGAGGGTCGGACGGCCATCCGTGTCACCCTCGCTTTGTGCGATTGCCCTTCTGATAGGGCAGCGCTTCCCACGCTTCACCTCCACCCAGAACTGCGTATCTTCGACGTCTGCTTCACGAGCTCCAGCCGACTGACTGTCTCCGCGTCGGGCCTGGTAGCCGCGATCCGTAAAGAGCGCTGCCACTTCTCGTTCACCACGCTTCCCTTTCTGGCGGCTGTGCCGTCCGCCCATTAGAGCGCGGTGATGGTGGCCGTGCCAGCGTCCATGACGGGCTGTCGGCCGGGGCGCATCCAGGCGACCGCGACACCGAGGGGACCGCCGGAATCATTGGCGACAAACAGGGACTGCCCCTTCCCGCTGACGCTCATGCCCGCCGGTATTGGGATGCACAGGCCGGCGGTAAGGATCGTCGTGCTGTTGCCAGCAATCCTGAGAATGCTGGTGGCCCCGGCGTTGACGTTGACGACCGTCCATTCCGTCGTGCCCACGGGCAGGTTGACGGTATAGGCGGTGGCGTCTGCGAGGCTCGCGCCTACGCTGCCCCAGTAGATAGGCTCATGTGAACTGCTCATGCGTTCTCCTTGGCATTGGTTGGGAGCATAGGGCAAAGCCCTGCGCTCCGCCAGGAGCAGCATCACTCCGTCCACTCCCTAAGCGTGCCAAGTCCACTGCATAGCGGACATCGCCTGGACAGGTACAGCATCTGGTTCATATCTCCACCGAGGGCGGACCACAGCTTGTCGATCGCAGCGATATCCTTCTGAATCACCGGGACATAGTCCCCTTTCTCGAGCCGACAGAGCGATGTGGCGCTCAGCCCCGTTGAGATCGCCAGCCTCCGCAGCGTAATACCCCGCTCACTGCGAAGACGGTAGATGTACCCGCCAAGACTGAGCGGGCCCGCGCGTCTATCCTTCTTTTTTAATGGTGCCACTGCTTCCAACCCCCTCCCACCAGTTCAATACGTGCTCACCGAGGTGTCCAAGCGCCTGCTCGGCCGTATGCACCGAGGTAAACACCGTCGGGCGCCCGTTATGCAGCCTTTTGCGCAACATGTCGCACAAGGTCTGCGCAGCGTGCCCGCTGAGGCGCTCGACACCCAAGATCCTGCCATCAGGCGTCGTCCTCGCGAGCGGGAACACGTCATCAAACACGAGAAGCTCGCACTGCATGGCCTTATCGATGAGTTTCCACTGCTTTGCGGAGTCATCCATGTAGCAGCGCTTGGACGCGGTGACAAAATCCTCGTATTCCAGCCACATGAGGCTCTTGGAGCGCTCACCCATGACGATCTTGATGACCGCACGGGCCGCAGCGGTGGACTTTCCGCTCTTCCTGGGCCCTGAAATCCAGACCGAGTCCTCCGGGTTTCCGCTTAGCCACCCATATAGCGCCTGGTCAGCCGATTCGCGGCCAGGTCGGCGCTCGTAGTCGGCCGCAGCCTCCTTCAGCCGTCGTGGAACGTAGCTCAACCGGCTCTCTCGAAGGGACTTCTCGGCCTTTTCGACACACGGCACACATTGACTAGTCGGAGCGTACCACCCGCCCCGGTCTCGAGGGCCCGGCTGCACCCACTCACCGCAACCATCAGTGCAACACGGGGTCTGGTAGGGGCGACGACACGCTGGACAGAGGGAGGATGCCTCGACCGGCTGCCCACATGGGCACTGATCACCTCCTAGCTTGAGTCCATGTAACGTCGACAAGGTTGCAGCAGGTGTACACAGGTGGGCGACCGATTTCGGCACTGGCCAGCGCGAAGCGCCAACTTCCACAGTATCATGCCCACGCGCAGCAACCGCAAAGATGTCACGCATCTTCACGGCGAACCCCCGTGGAGGACGTGAGAAGTTGCTCGATCTTGCCAGACAGCGCCTTCTCAGCGACGAAGAGGCCGTCGAGATCGTCCGTCAGGCTCTGGAGTTCCTCGATCACATCACCAAGGGCTGCGTATGCGTCACCGAGCGCGGACTCGAAGTCGACCTGCTTACCGTTCTTTGCGTCGGTAATAAGGTCGCCCGCGTCCACCCAAGCGCACACAGCAGCGCCCATAGCAGGCATCGCCATCTGCTGCCCAGGTGACCACTTCGTAACACTCTTCGCCGTTTTTACATCACTCATCTGCACTCTCCTTGAATAGCTCTAGCTGGTTATCGGGAAGACCGAGCATCCTGCGATGCTCCTTTTGCTGCTCAACTGTTGGCTTACCTTTGGGCACCCACTCTATCTGCGTGCTATCACTAGGCTGAGGAAGCCATATGGCCCAGCAGTGACTGGAGGTGTCCGAGTGACCATCCGCCGTAAACGAAAGCCGACCCTCGATCCAGAGCAGGACGTCTGGGCTGTAGACGATCCCACGGTCTCCTTCTCCCCACCAGGTGACCCGCGTGAGCACTGCTCCCAGGGTGTGCCAGTACCGACAGTGTTCCTCGATGCGGTGGACGAACCGGATGAGCTCTCGCCCGTAGGGTGGGTTTGCAACGACGTGACTATGTGGTGGCCAGAGCCTCGAGAGACTGTCCTGGACGCTCACAGACTTTACGCCAGGCACCCCGCCGAGCGCGTCACGGAACCTTGGGTCGATATCGTAGGCGTGCCAGTGTGCGCCGAGGGGAGCGAGCCACAATGGCAAAGCACCCATACCGGCAGCTGGGTCTACGACATCGCCGAGGGCCGACACGCCTCGCCGGAGGAACCAGGCCAACAAGGGCAAGACAGCCTCCGGGGGTGTCGGGTAGTATTGATTAACGCCGCCGATCACGAGGAGGACTCCTGATGGCTTACGCAGAACAACGGAAGAAGGCCGCAAAGGGCTGGATTCAGAAAGCCATCAAGAAGCCGGGAGCGCTCCGCGAAGAGCTCGACACACCGGCTGGCAAGAAGATCCCAGCCAAGAAGCTCAACGC